TGTTTTAAGCAACCCATCATCAATAAGCTGGTTTAAATGTCTCCAAATGGTAGCTCTGCTTGCGTCTACCTTCTCACAAATCTCGCTGACCGATGGTGCGTATCCAACAAGTTTAAAGTAGCTTACTACATACATGTAGATTTCTTTTCTGAGAGCCTGTCCCTGCTCGTATTTATTCTTAGTGTTGTACATTCTTTCTCAACTCCCTTTGTTTAGAATCAATAAATTTGCAAAATGCTAAAACAAATTCTTTTGCTAATGGATCTGAATATATTTCTATCAATTCCATACAACGGTCATAAGCTGCTTTTGAATATTCATCTGTGAGTTCAACCAGGTAAAACTCTTTTATTAATTCCCATAATTTAGGCATAAACATTGCCATCATTGGAATATCATCTTTTCTTACGCTTGCCATTTCTTCCCCCTTGAATGTGTAACGTGTAACATAAGTATTTAATTTTTCCTATAATTACCTTTTTATATAATTATTAAAATATACTTTATAGTAAAATATTAGTTACATTAGTTACACTAAGCAAAAAATACAGTATTTATAAGGGTTTGAGGTGTATCTTGGGGTGTAACTAAATGTAACTAAGTGTAACTAGTTTTAGTCAAATGGTATCTCACACTCACACATTTTTTCAAATTCACTTAATTTTCTGACTTTTTGATAACATATCTGTGGACCATATTTTCCACATCTCACCCGTTTCCCGCCATTTTCCCTTTCCCATCCGTCAATGCAGTTCTGCATGATGGAGTGAATTTCGTTGGACTCGAACCTTGTGGGCTTGCGGCCCTCGTTACCCAGCGCCTGTTCATATAGCATTGCAACGCAAACGCGAGGTTCCGTTGTATGGTCTAGCCATTCTTGAATAATTCCAACTCTCACGTCCTCCTCCATAAATTCCTCCTGTTTATCCTCTATATATCGCTGTAAATTCTTCGGAAGAATTAACTTAGGTGTTCTATCGGCCCTTTCAAAAAGCTCCATGGCTTCTCCCCAAGCGTTTGTAAAGTCTGACGCTACGGCCTGTGGATCATCAAACATGGATTTCAGGACGTGTTCTTTTCTCGTGACTATCGGAAGGAATCGTCTATTGCCTGTTCTATCAGTCAGGAAACGGTCATTGTTGGTTGTTCCGGCAAATACACACACTCTTGGTCTCTGCTCTGTTCTGCGCCCATATGGAGGTCTGTACGTGTCCACTGTGGATGTTAAAAATGCTTTGATGCTCTCAACTTCTTTTGCTTTTTTAGTAGCCAGCAGTTCCGCCAGTTCCACCATCCACATACCGCGAAGCTTTTCCGGGGCTTTGTCGCCCTCGACTGTATTGAAGTTGTCGTTATACCATGCGTTATTGAGTGATAAAAGTCTCAGGAAGGTAGATTTTCCAATTCCCTGTGAGCCGTATAATACTGGCATGTAGTCAAACTTACATCCCGGATGGAACGCTCTGCTGATTGCACCTAACATAAACAGTTTCATACATTCCCTGGAATACTCTGTGTCTTCTACTCCCAGATATTCTGGAAGTAGTTTGTTGATATATCCGGTCTTTTTATTCCACTTATTCTTATGAATGTCAGTAAGCATATCAACAACAGGGTTGAATCTGTTTCTATTTGCCACGATATTAAGTGCTTCCATGATCTTCTCCAGACTCTTTAGCCCATATTTTGATTCAATGTACGACTTCAAATTGCTGTCATCACTGTTGCTCCATTCCCTATACATGTTTACGTGCTCCCACGGGAGACTCCCACAGACAAAGGGCGCATATGACAACTCGTTGTATTTAATATGTCCATACAAATCAGGGTCGTATTCAATGGCTTCACACATATTCTTAATGCTCTGAATCATTGTTCCTTTTTCTGTAAAATCAAACTCCGGATCCCTCCACCCTTGCGTTGCAACCCCCTCTGAGTCAATGTGAATGGGCTTTCCTTTATCATATCTAGTCGCACTTGATACAATGACTTTGACTTCCTGTTCAGTCAATGGAGGCGAGCAGGAACTTTCATTCTCAGCCATGGTAGCGGCGAACACTGATTGATCTGACGCTCCTTTCGCCTGCATCATACACGCAAAACGAAAAAGCATCTGATTTCTTTGTCCTGCTGCCACGATATTTGGCATGGTAAAAGTTGTACCTTGTTTCTGATCGTCATGGTTCAGGAAGTATTCTACATTGTTATCGGCCTTTGCGATCTCAAATTCGTCCGGTGAGTATTCCCATTCATACCGATTGCCATTCTTATGTATTGATGGAGGAGCTACTACATACCCGCCATTTCCACGAATATCTACACCATCAATAATTCCGGCTCGGTTCTTTATTTTGCCATTTCCACGATAGTACAAATGGTATCCGCCACGCCCTGTGATAGCCGTCCATGTTTCTGGGAAATCACCGTGTTCACGCTGCCAATCTTCAAGCGAATGGTACCCATCTATTCCGCGATCTTCGTCAATGTCTAAATCAATTACAAATACATTCTGGCTAACTGAACCAGTCGCAAGACCTATGTTTGCATTTGGATATTTCTGCCACCAAGCTTTTATCTGAGCTGCGTCCGTAGTTGCATCTTTACATCCATTTCTGGTAAGCGGAACTTTATCGCGGTACTTTAACGGGAAGACAGCAAATCCTTTTTTGGCATATTCGATAGCCGCATCATACATACTCGGATATTCACTCATTGCTATCACCTGTGAGCTGAATCGAATTTACAACCATCAAACTCACCCCTTTCAAGTCTTTCTTTTAAATCTCTGTATAAAATTTCTTTTATCAATCTTCCAGATGTTTCCTCTTTGCAAAAAACCATATTCATGTTGTATCGGACCATCCATGCAACACTGGAAGCTAAAAACGCATTGGAGTTAAATTTGCTTCGATATTTACCGTTCAAAAGGTTTTCCCAGCTCGAATTTTCGCAGATGAGGTAAATCCTGCACTGCTGATCTAATGCCCGTTCAAACTCTCTTTTGAATCTCTCACGTCCTCTGGTAAAACATGCAGCTAATTCATCTAAATTCATTTTTCGTTCTACCACACAAAATGGCTTAATGGTTTTACGCGCATCGAAAAGCGAACTACCATCTGGCAATACTGCATTATAGGTGTAATCACCATAATCCAATGTTGCTCGACTGTATGGAACGGAAAAGGATTTATACCGCTTCTCCGCTCGTTCAGTCGCTTGTTCTCTGGAATCAACAAGAATCTGGAAAGACTTTAAGACTTCTTTTTGATCAAAAATATCCATTAGTTGAATGGCATCTCCTCATCTGCACCGTCTGGAACTCTCATGAAATCATCTGAACTAGTGCGTGAAGGATTATTACTGTTCAGAACTCTGTCTTTTGGGATCTTGTAATCACCGGAGCGAATTTTATCGACTTTACAGAAGGATGCCAGATTGGTAGCTCTTCCAATGCTTCCGTCATTCTTTTCATATTCTCTTTCATTAAAAAGACCGCCGGCAATCTTACCTTTGAATTTCTGCTCATCCCAGTCAAAGTGGTATCCCGGATTGGATTCTTCAAGAGCTTCTGTAAATGTTTTAAAGCGTCTCTTTGTCCAGTTATCTTTCTCTGATCCGTCATCATTCGGAATATTCAGAAGATAATTGCAGTGCCATTTCTTATCCTCGCTCTGCTGGGCTTTATACTCTTTTGCATAGAAGCCCGTATATTCGCCTTCTGCAATATCGCAACTGATTTTTACATACTGACTTACACTGTTGTTACAAACTTCGGCTCCAAGAATTTTCACCACATAGCCACCTTTTGGAAGTACTTCATAATCTCCATAAGCCTGTGTTTTTTCATAATCTCCAAATCTTTTAATTGCCATGTTTTTTATCTCCTTTTTAAATATTTGTTATAGTCATAGCACATAGAAATAGCTTCTTCTTTGCTTGAACATTTCCTGTACTCGCGAATTGCTTTGTCATGGTATAATTGATGAATATAATGCGATTCGCATCTTATCCGATAGGCGTATCGGCCTATTAAAAATACATACCAGTTTTGTTCTCTCAAAACTCCTTCATAACTTCAATGACTTTTGTAATATCATTTGGAATATATTCCTCTTCAAATGCTCCCAGTGGCGTTCTTGCAGTGTCATTATGAGAAGTGGTTGAAAAACAATAAGTGTTCTCCTGCTTCATTGATCTGAGCAACCAGTTGAACTTACTGTCGATGTTGTTTTTCTCAGTCTTTCTTCCGTTGGTTTTGATTCTGGTAAACTCATAGCCTGCGTCAGTCATTTCTGTTTGCGTGTGGAACAGCAGGATCACTGTCAGATCATCTCTGAGCTTTGACGGAATATCTACCAAGTCCCAGATGCTCGAGGCGAGGTCCATCCACTTGTCATAGCCTTTTTCTTTGCATCTTCTCATTTCGTCTGATACCATTAAGTTATTTACGGTATCGACAACGAAATAATGGATATGTGGTGCTTTTTCTGCAATGTTTAAAAGATATTTGACTATAGTCTGCGGAAAACTGGTCTTTACATAATTGCTCTTATCAGCGGAATACTGATCTCTCCACCCTTTCCAATTCAGACCTTTTCCATCGCAATCACAGTAATAAGTTTCTTCTGGATTGAGATTGCGAAGGGATGTACTTTTACCACTTCCGGGTTCACCCATGATTCCAATTAAGTTTGCCATAGCTCACACCTCCGCTTTGTCGTATACGATATGTTTGCTACCTTCTACAATCAGAAGACTTGTGATCTGGCGCATTGATAAAGTGCTTTCATTGTAAATTTCTGTCAACGCATTATACGCTTCCCCGGTCACTTTTACCGCCATGTCTCGTTCTGACACTACTGCCTTTTTACGTGCCGGTATATGGATTTCAAATTCAGTCATTTTTGTTCCTCCTTATATGCTTTCTGAGCCACTAAAAGCCCATTTAAAGCTTGTATATAGTTCGCCAACGTTCTTGCCTTGTACTGTTCTTCAATCGGATTATCCGGCACTGTAGCAAGTTGTATGTCGATTAATCTCAATACTTCCTGGATGCGTTCGTCCATACTTACACCACCTTAAAGAAACAATAAAGGTTATCTGATGCATCTCCGAACTTTTCTCCGTCGATATCTTCGGCTTTGTGGTATTCGATATGGTCCAGTGACATATCACAGTTCTCGTAGTCAAGGATATAATCGCCTCTTGACTGAAGCTCACGAAGAAGCTCATTAATGCAGCTCACGATTTCCAGACTTGGCAAGAGCTTTAAGATTGCAGCCTGCTTATTCATGCGGACACTTCCCATCTATCAGGAGTCCCAAAAGATATTCTTTTATGGTTTTATATGCAGTGAGACTATATTCTTTAAGTTCAGGCTCATTGTAGATTCTTTCGGATATGTCCCATTGAAATTCGCATTTTCCGCGTTCATAAAGTTCCTTTTTATTTTTTGTTCCATATACCGTCAATCCTATTGAAGAATAATCAAAATTAATGAATGCATCTGGAACTTCATGTGCAACTCTTTTACAGAGTCCGTACAGTTCATCTATTTCTTTTTCGAACATTTTCATTTCCCTCCTGTATTTATTCCCATTCTTTATTTATCTGCTTAACTGTCCAGCATGTAGTAATCGCAAAAGCAATGTTCAGCCAGACAGGTATGTCTATGTATTTACCAGCAAGAACACACGCCGCAATGATGATATACTGTTTCATCTTACCTTTCCTACAATCCATGCAAGGTTGCTGGCTACCAGTGTGGAAGTTGTGACCAACCATGCAATAAACCATTTTCTTGCTTTTTTTCTACTTTCTTCGACAATTTCTGTCGCAAGAATGAACTCAAGTTCGTCCCATGTCGGAACATTTTCACATTTATTTGTGTTATTTCTGCTCATATCGTGCTAATTTCTCCTTTTTTGGTATTTACAATTAGCAGATACGAAGTTATAATTAACCTGTACCTACTAAGTGTGGTTTAGTAAGTGCAACGCTCCGGTTGGTGGGGCTTCACCGCCGGGGCACTATCACTTTAATGCTTCTTTCCCTCTCCAGACATATCCTGTTTCTTCCCAGAGCTTTCTTGGAGAGATAACAAATTCTATTCTGCCAGAACCTTTTCTGTCGTGAATCACTTTATTCCCACGATATGCCGTGCCGATAGGCAGCCACCCGTAGATGATTCCTGCTCTGACAGATGGTGTAGGAATGCCTGTCATTTTACTCACATCTGATACTGTCAGGCGCTCGTTTGAGAACTCCGGCATCTGCGGAATGCCGGATATGATTCTTGCCACTTCGGCGGCAAACTGATGAACTTCTGCATTTTCTTTTATGTAAGTGTCAACTTCGCTCATATATTTACTCCTTTCATTATTGCTTCATTCTTACCACCCTAGCACTAAACGGATTAAAACTGTTGCCGCACTTGCCACAATTGCTGGAATCACATATTCCATAATTGGATGGCGTTTCATATTTTTCACCTCCTTGCTTTGCTTTTATCTCTTAATGCGATTTTTATTCAACCTATTGTATTTCCTTTTCCCTCTACCTATAATGCATTTACAGGCACCGACATGCCGAGTATAACGAAAGGGGAATTATATGGTTGAAACAATTACACGACTGTATCATTGCCACAAGATTCACAAACACGTGACTGTTTATGAAGAGTATGAGGTTTCTGGTAACAGTCGCCGCCTACTGCGGTGCTCATGTCCATATCATCAATACACGGAAATGAAGCCGCGCTGTGATGGGTATAATGACCATGGTTTTCAATGTGGTTATGCAAAAAATCAATAACCAGGCTCACTAACTCATCTGGTCGCTCACTTGGCGATAGGTAACAGTAAAGCCGTAGGTCACATTTGCAACAGTCTCCACCAGATTCTTTGCAGTGCTGGCTGACGGCTTTATTAAATTGTAATGCGTCCATTTATGCTCCTTTCTACTCAATACACATTTGAGCATTGCAGTCCCTGATACACATTACTGTATTTGTACATGGATGCCAGTTCTTAACATATTCCATAGCTTCTTTAAATCTCAGCTTAGGGATGTTATTACGGGCGTTTACTGCGAAGTAAGTCTTTATATCCCTGTTGCATTCAGCAAATACTTTCTTGCCAATTTCCTTGTAAGCATTTGACTCTTTCCCACCAAGGTGAGCAATTACGACACTTGACACTAAGTCTCTAATAGATTCCTGCTGTGCGTAGTCAATAGTCATGGTATTTTCAAGTCTGTTAAGCCGCTCTTCGTGATCTAAGAATCCTGTCGCAATAACCTGTATCTGTTCAACTGTCGTCAGTGGCTTCTGGTATGAGCCTGTCTTTCTGATTATCGGAAGAACTTCATCCATAACCCATGATTCGAATTTCTCTGCCGATGGAAGTTTCGACTTCATAATCAGGCGGTACAAATCTCCCTCATTTATGTATGACATTGACTGAATGCCACTAGATGTAGGGGTGTCACGTTTCGTTACTCCCTTACAATGGTCAAGAATGGCTTTCCTCGGATTACTGTATCCAAGTGCTTTCGCAACATCTGTTCCAACAAAGTACGGTTTACCGTCAATTTCTGCTGTTCGGATGTCCCCGAACTCTTCTGAATTAAAAATCTGTAATTCGTTCATGCTTCTCCTTTCTAATTTGAATTAACTATTTCTTTCTTGGAACTATGAATTTTCTCATTATCCATAACTCCGTTCATGTACCCGAGAAGATAATTCTTTTTATCATCCGGTAGCTTATCGAGACGGGTTGTCACATCTCTGATAAGATTTTTCTTTTCTTCTGACATATATATTCTCCTTTCAGTTTATAGTCTTACTCCGTTTGGACACCTGACTTTGAACCTGCCATCATCAGCACCGGGCGGTCATTCCCGATGGACGGTCATTTCTGACCGTTTCGGCTATTTATCTTTATTCTTAAAAGCTTCTATCGCCTGTTCCCTAGTGTACTTTGTATCCGGATACCAATAACGTAGATTAATTATCCAGTATCCTAAGTCATGGTAAATATTTCTAATTTCAGAATCATATATGCTTATCGTCATACTTCCTGCTAGAGCCATATCCCTTTCCCTCTCTTTCTTGTGGCTTGTTTTATATCACCTTGTGTTATTATAATATCTCACTAAGTTAGATTTGTCAATAGAAATCTCACAAAAAGTTTGACTTAGTTAGATTTTTGTGTTATTATATACTTGCAGTTAGATGAAGGAGGTGAGAATGTGAATACCAGAATTCAGCAAATAAGAAAGACTGCAAAGATGACTCAGGATGAATTCGCTGATAAAATCGGATTATCCAAGAATTTTGTTTGGATGATAGAAAAAGGAGAAAGAACTCCATCAGAGCGAACCATCAAAGACATCTGTCGAGAGTTCAAAGTCAACTACGACTGGCTCGTAAACGGAACCGGGGAAATGTTCCAGGATGACGATAGCGATGCGCAGGCTATCGTAGATTCGGTTATGACAGGAGATAACGACTTTGCAAAGAAAATCCTCGTGAAGTTCTCAAAACTAAGCGAGGAAAGATGGAAGCAGCTTCAGGAGATTCTTGAAGAACTGGAAAACAACTAAGAAAAAGAGCCGGGGAATCAATCCTCGGCTCGTTCTTTTTACTTTTCTTTCAAATAGAGATATTCTAATAATTTATATACACGCTTCAATGTACTTTCTGATTTGACCTTTTCTAAAAGTGACAATATCTTTTCTTTATAATCCATAATAGTCCTCCCTATTGCAACTACCGCCTACACTACAGTATATGTCCGGCTTGTGGGAAATAGAACCGAACATTCGTTCTCTTTTGCTATTATACCGCCTATTCCGACTCTTGGCAACTGCCAATGATACACATGGACCCTCACTATTTTATAGAAAAAAACATTTCTTTTTCATCTAAATCACTCTATTTCGTTCTAAATCTTTACAACGCGTTCTCAAAATGATAAAATAAAAATACCACGAATAACCGTACTTTACATAATATTGCAAAATCAGCGGTACAAAATACATAATCCGCATGAAAAGTGCGAAGCGTGGCGAATAAAATTACATAGAGGAAAAAACTAATGGCTAATAACAATAATCTTCCATGGTATTTAAGGGGATTCTGGATTTTTGCGTTAGGAATGTTTACTGGCGGCATTTACTGGATTATCGGAATTGCTATCAGAATCAGCAAAGCGTCCAGAAAACGTGATTATATTTCGCATTATCCGTATGATTTACATTTTGACTCTGGCAAGATTCCTAAAATAAAGAAGCCAAAATCTGCACTAACTTTTTTCGGAATAATTGTCAGCGTATTGTGGACTCTTCTTGTTATTTGGATGCATTCCAGTACTCGCGCTGAAGATGATGGACTCTTTTGGGGAGTTATGCTGGTATTGTTTTGGATTGCTCTTTTTATTGTAAAAGGACTCATCTACGGAATAAAAAAACTTATAAATAAAATCTTTATGAAAGACAGTAATGGTAATTCTACTGTTGAGGAAACGGTATTTACTCCACCAGTACAGGACGAATACGTTCCAGAACCGATTACACCTGGGTCATTCCCGGAACCAGTTCCAGTTCCAGAACCTGAAGTCCCACAACTTCCAGTATATGACGCAATGGAGGGACACGATTTCGAATACTATTGCGCTGATCTGCTTCGTAATGATGGGTTTTATAATGTAGAAGTCACACAGGGAAGTGGTGATCAGGGGATTGATATACTGGCAGAGAAAGCCGGAATCCGATATGGGATACAGTGCAAATGCTATTCGAATAATATTGGAAACAAAGCAGTGCAGGAGGCATTTGCCGGAAAGACGTTCTACCATTGCCATGTTGCAGCAGTTCTGACAAATAGGTATTTTACCCGTTCTGCGAAACAACTGGCAGAAAAAGACCAAGTACTTCTCTGGGATAGAGATGAACTTGAAAGACTCGTAGAAAACGCTGAAAGCTAAATAAAAACCACCCCGGCATTGGCGTACCGAGGTGGCGTTTATACATCTCCGAAGAAATGTAATATTCTGGCAAAACATATTGTATCATCTTCGGAGCAGTCGAACAAGACAGAAAATTTGTTCGGCTGTTATTTTTATACCTAAAAACAACTATAAAGAAAAGAGGAATAAAAATGGCGAAGAAAAGAAAGAAATATCCAAAATTGCCGAATAACTTCGGCTCTATTCGGTATCTTGGCAAGAATCGAAGAAACTGCTATGCAGTGCACCCACCGGCTACACTGGATGCAACCGGAAAGGTGGTCCGTCCACCGGCGATCTGCTACGTTGATGACTGGCTGAAAGGATTCTCTATTCTGACAGCTTACAAAGCCGGCACGTATCAACCCGGCATGGAGCGGACTCTTGAAGTATCCCCTACGACCGACATAGATGCTCTTATAAGCCGCTTAATTGCCGACTACAATACAATCAAGGGCGTAGAGGATAAGCACCCGGAAATCAAGAAATTGAAGTTTTCAGAGGTATATGAGAAGTTTTACACATGGAAGTTTCCAGAGGGTTCAAAACTTTCTTATAGTTCAAAAATAGCTTACCAGACCGCTTACTCGAACTGCACGACTCTGTACAATCGTATCTTTGAGGATTTAAAAGCACCTGATCTGCAAAAAGTAATTGATGACTGCCCGTTAAAACGTCAGAGCCTTATGGCAATTCTTACGCTGTTCAAGCAGATGTATAAATATGCTGTTTACTCAGAAATTGTAACAGAAAACAAGGCTTTGTATGTAAAAGTCAACGTGGATGACGACACTGAACATGGAACACCATTTTCTGACAATGAGTTAAAAATTCTCTGGAAGAATTCTGCTGATCCGGAAGTGCAGCTTATATTAATCATGTGTTATTCTGGCTGGAGAATCGGCGAAGTACTTAAGTTGACGACTAACTTGGAAGAGAGATACTTTCAGGGCGGGATCAAGACTAAGGCAGGAAAAGACCGCGTAGTACCAATTCATTCGGCGGTATACGAATTTGCTAAGCAAAAGGTTCTTACTCAAGGTGGGAAGCTCTGTGTATATACTCAGCAGCACCACCGTAATGCCCTGTTCTATCCTACACTCGAACGTCTTGGGATTGTTGGCGATCCGAAACACACTCCGCATGACTGCCGGCATACTTTTTCTATGTTATGTGAAAAATACGGCGTCCGGGAGAACGACCGGAAGCGAATGCTGGGTCACTCCTTTGGTGGAGATGTTACAAATGCTGTGTACGGACACAGGACACTAGAAGAGTTCCGAACAGAGATTGAAAAGATAAAAGTCCCATTTGTGACTAACTGTGACTAACGGAATCTTATTTTATCAATTTTATTCATCACAATTCAGAACATAAAAACGCGTGAAACCCTTGTAAAATCAACATTCTCAGCGATTTTACAAGGAATTCACTCATTTCATTTTCATTATTCTAATTGTATTCAATCGGGATATTAATTAGAACTATGCAAATGTCAGAAAGTCCTTTAAATACAGCACTTTAGAGGATATTTAATTAGGAAATGATTTTTTTGTTTGTGACTAACGTGTGTCCAACGAACTAATAGGATTTACAAAACGAAATGATACAATATGTTATAAGAAACATGATTCCCGGGGTACTATCCCCGGGAGTTTTTATTTATGAATTTCTGAAATTCTGGTAAATACGCCCTTCGGGACAAACTCAAATACAAACCCATCATCATTCGGGTACGGGATTCTGACGAAGTACCATTTCAGCCCGGAACTGTCTGTTTCGGTGTATTTCATCACCTCTACAACTGCGCCTTTTTTCAGCTTCGGAAACAGTTTAGATGGGCTGTTTTTGTTAGATTTTGTATAACATTTTGTGTCTTTTTTAATCTGCGCAATGTAGGCTCTGGTATTCTGTTTTTTGACTGTATCTGAGTCTGAAACTGGTGTTGTATCTTTAACTAAACTGTAGTTTGGAGTGCAGAATTTTGTTCCCGGGAGGTTGCTGTTGTAGTAGCTTTTCTGGCATACTCCACCACCATTTGCGATAATTGTAGAGCCACCAGAAGTATTCCCTTCGACTGTCCAGAACCGATCTCCTGACACCTTAATTACAATTCCGGTGTGCGCGAACACTCCGTTTCTATAAAAAATAACAATATCCCCAACTTTTGGATTGCTGTTCAAAGTAAATAAATCCGCCATTGTCGGACAGTACACATAAGGCCAGTGTTTTAAGAGTTCCTTTGCTTTCTCCTGTCCAAAAGATTTCATGAAGCACCAACTCACAAAGCCGGCACACCATGGCTGTCCTTGATAAGATGGCTTTACATCTCTCCAATATTTTGTATAGTTATTGGAACCGGCATTTGCTGTCTTGCTATCAAGCTGACTATTGCTTGCCTTTTCAAGATATCCAACTTCATTCTTTGCGATCTGGATTAATTTGTCAATTGCGTTCATACCTGTTTCCTCACTTTCTGGAAAATATGTCTTTAATGCATCATAAACAAACTTCTGTCTGCTCTTATATACTCCCACTTGGTTTCCTGTATCGGTCTGACAGGCTACATAGAGATTATCGAGCGTATATGGCTTCTGAGTCTTTGCCAGAATCCTCGTTACTGCTCCCTGTCCACCTTGGTGTCTAAAGTTCACGCACATAGCTTGCCCTCTAGCGTCCGTAACGCCCATTTTAAGGGCTTCATCTGCATAGGTGGCTAATTGTTCATCCATAAGGCCGTCTTGGCATTTAACACCGATTTTTGACGAAATAAGGGCGATTATGGTATCAGCAAGCTGTGATACTCTGGAAATATTAAAGCATTCCCAATTTGCGGTCTGAACTTGTTCTAAAAGTCTGACCTTGTCTATTTTCTCCCACTGTTCCGGGTCAGCATCGTAAATCCGTTCCAGAAGCGTTTTAGCTTCGGTTCCGTACCACGCTCCTGCTCCAATCGTGATTGCGTGTTCATCTGAATTATTCTCATAGGCTTCCGTGAAGTCCGAATAATCCTGCTGTCCATAAACCTGCCCGCCGGTCTCGACTGCATAAATAATCTTTCTCAGGACGTTCTTTTGTTTAGTTGTCATGTTGTCCACTCCTTTCGCAAAGATTCTTACCTAATTCTGATTATAGCATTTAGCGTTAAGACATCTCTGTACCAATTTAAAAATCCGACAGGTGATTGCCTGCCGGATAATGCTAATGACGTATTTGTGGTGATTGTATCTGACCGACTCTTGATTAACCTTTGTACTGTTCCTTATAAATAAGTAGAGACTTTACGAAAGCTTTCCATTTTTTAATGAATTAAATGGGAATACGAAGTTGCTTAAATGTCATTTCATCTTTACAAAACTTTCTATTGGCAGCAATAAAGTTGTCGTTTTATCGACCACCAATTTTAAGCCTGAAGGATATTTTTCATCTTTATTATGCCATTCGAATTGTATGCGATTTTCCACTCTTGATGAGTTACTATTTAAGCTTTAGAAATGTATGTGAAAACTTGTCGAATTAACCAATCGTTTTTTAATTCATTAGCACCATAAACACTTGCTTTCTTTTTTGAAGGATTAATCTGAAAAACCATTGGTATACCGGATTGAGTTACATAATTCACTATCAAATTATACATTGGCAAATAATCATCTGGAATATCAAATATATCAACAAACCCGGTTGTGGATGGATGGAACGCTTTTATATTAATATTCATAACTACGGACACCAATCGACCAAATTTATACAACGCAATTTCTTTGACAGTATCTTCTTCAATCCATTGACTTTGTATTAGACTTGCAGAGTATTTTGAATATTTTGCATTACTATTTAATTCATTAATCGCACCCAGAATTGTTTTGTCGTTCGTTTGAAGCTTTGCAAACACTTTATCGGCGATTTTATTAAGGACAAAGTCTGACAGCTTGCTCAGCACACTCTTTTTCATTCCTGTACCGTCATTGATCAGAAATGCGTCAGTATCGGCTAATGTACCTCTGTTGGTGTAATTGATACCTTCGATTTTTGCAACTGCATTTCCGACTGCTTTTGCATCTGCAGCTTTACCAGATACCGCGAGGTCTTCATCCGTTCCGGATAAATAACTTCCTGCCGGCTGATAAAGCTTATCGGCATCCGTCTTTGTTACATAATCTTTTCCTTCAAGATATTTATTTACTGCATTTTCTATCTCTTCTGGAGTCAGTCCGCTAATACCTTTCTGACATAAATCGTATAAATATTTCTCTACCCGTGTAATTGGATCCGGGATATTTCCGGTATAACTCCCAGTTAATTTAGCAAGATATTTCTCTTTTCTTGTTATCGGATTATCTGCCATAGTTACTCCTTCCTGAATGAACTTTACATTCTGAGACTGTCTATTTTAATTATATCACGTAGACGATTTATAGCTCTGTACCAATCAACTAATAGTACGGTAAGGGCTTGGATTTTGATGGTTTTTGGGCGAATAAGGGCTTATTTTGGTTGCTCTGCATAATACATTTTGTATATTTTAATCCGCTTTTAACCAAGCTTTCATTTCTTCAAGGTCATAGAAAAGTTTTGCCCCGTCCGTTGTTGCAATTTTCTTTACATTGCTGACAGGTAGGTAATCGGTATAATATGTATGATTGAATTGTATATAATGAAAATGCAAATTCATAAATGTATAGTTCCCGTTCCAAGAATATATCCCGTCTGAGTCTTTTTTCACTGCGGGTATCCCAGAAAACGAATATTGATCTGGAAGTTGTCCTTTACACGAATCATGTGGAATAATCCAAGGAGCGTCATCAGATACCGCCCCCATTGCAACGCTATAGACATCTGTATCAGGATGTTCTTTCGGCCTATATATCTTAACACAATACGCCATTTTTTTTGGAAGAATAGCGTCCACTGATGCGCGCATGTGATACCCTGCTTCATCAGTGGTTAATACTGGCGGTTGAACAATTCCTCCTATCGGGTCCATAACGTAAATACCTTTTTTAAACAAGAAGCATATGCCATATCTTACCGGTGGTATAATATCGTCTTTTCTCCACAATAAGGTATTCCCGCCCCATATTTCTTTTGTTTCCTTACCTTTGACAGGAAATCCAGTGATTTCCTGTCTGTTTAAAAACGCCTTATATATCATCCATTATTCCTCCTCAAATGTGAAATACAGCGTATCTGTTCGGTCAGTTCCTGCGGCTACCAGAGCGTCATAATCAGCTTTTTTGATTCGCTTCACGCACCTTAATTGCGCTTTTTTTAATTGCTCAGAAGTGCTGCCAGAACCACCAGAGCCGTCCGTAAAATCATCAATCGCTGCCGGAGAAAATTCAGAATCCGAACCATCTGTAAACTCTGCATAGCTGATTGTTGGCATTTCTGATCGGGTGCGGTTGACAGTTGCGGATATCTCAGGAGTATATTTTCCCAACTGCTGACTGTTACTATTGAACGGCGCATTGTTGGCAGAATAGGTGTCTATCATGTCTGTAGCGCCGATTTTGAGCGTCCTGCTCATGATGTATGAATGAACGTACCATTGCAGTTCCGTAGGCTCCTGATCGTCGTGCTGAATCTGCTTTTTGTAATAAAGTTCGACTGCCTGTCCTACCATGTTCAGTGGGTTTCCTTGAACTTCTGCGGTATATTTTTGCGCGCGATAATATTTCCGCAAATCTTGGTTTACGAATACGCCATAGCAAATTTTCATAATCGGCTCGGCCCTTGAAATACCACCGTATTCGTCGGCATCCCAAACGTAGTTTAACCAGTCCTCGTTTCCTACAAAAAAGCTGTTTCGATTATAATAAACATTGTTCTCGTAAGCTTCCTGCGCCGTATAATCGCCTTGTGTAAATCCGAATGCTCGATTTGGGTCTGGGTCTGTAAAAATGATATTCGGAAACCAGATTCTTCCCTCAGTGGCTTGGAAACTTTTGAATGTGTCAAGATGTATTTCTTCGTTGTTGTAGTATTTATAAATGTTCTGATTACTGGTGGTCTGCCCGTATCTATAACTGTTCTGCCGGAGCTTCAAATACTCAAATTTTCCATCCCTGTTCATCCATCCAAAGCGGTCATTCTGCAAGCATAAATCTTTCAGAATATTTACTACGTTCATCTCATTTGAGTTATTCGTATCAGGGACATAGGTGTCGTCCCAATGCAACTTTGTACTGACCTGCTCGAGTCCCAAAAACTCAAATAATTTATCTCTGAATTGCTTTTGAGTCAGTTTTTTCTTCTTGTCAGTCGTCTGGTTTTTGTACCATCGAGCAATGTCAGTATTTCGTAATTTATACAGATAATCGTATGCGATAAAATTACGTGTCAGGGAATTTGCTTTCCGCTCTGCACTGTCGATTTCACCTGTGAAAATTTTGATTTTTGTTCCTTTTCTTTCAATGTAAACTTCGATTTTTCCAAATGGATAAAATTCTTCCGAGGTACCATTGAACTGATCGTGGTGAGCCTGAAATGTTATCTGATTGCAGACACAGCCGCCAAAAATGAAATACTGTTCAGAGCAAATAGACTCCTGCAAAGTAAGCGTATTCTGGTCGATATTTTCATTTGTAAGGTCAGCAAATTCGCCGTTAATCCAGTGTACTGTAACATTGATTGGTTCAGTTTTTCCTTCTTCAACTTCGCCAGAACCACCACTTGAACTATCATCAAATGGGTTTTTTCCGTCGTTCGTGACTTTAATTTGAAAACTGTCGGAACCAACAAATTTGGAAACTCCGTTGACCGTGGAATTATAAGAAACTGTGATGGTCTTAGAACCTGCGGTGGAACTATCGAAACCAGAAATATCATAACCTGTAATTTCTTCTTCTGTTCCGTCCTGTCTTACCGATGCAACAGTCAGCCCGGACGGGTCGAATGTTTCTCCGATTTTGTAATAAATCTTGGATGGAAAACTTGTGATTCTTATTCCCGAAAGATCGTATACGGTCACTTTAAAAGTAGCGGTATGTGTTTTATAGGTTACTGTGATTGTCTTTTCGCCAACAGATGAACTATCAAATCCAGATACTTCAAATCCAGTTGTTTTTGTTTCTGATGTTCCGTCAGTGTATTTAACAAGGATTGACAATCCTGTAGAATCAAAGCTCTCACCGGAAAGAAATTCTGTTTTTTCTGGAAACGTATTAACTTCAATTTCCGATACATCAACCACTGTCACTGTAAAACTTGCAGTGCGTGTGCTAGCCAGAACGGTAGGCGCTTTATAGGTTACCGTGACAGTTTTCTCTCCAGCAGAGGAACTGTCAAAACCAGATATTTCGTAGCCAGTTGTTTTTGTTTCTGATGTGCCGTCGGTATATTTAACAAGGATGGATAATCCGGTGGAATCAAAGCTGTCGCCGGAATAGTATTTCAACTTGCGTGGGAGTGTTTCAATTTCAATTCCATCTATATCAATTGCTAAAACGTCAAAAGATGCACTTTGTTCATCGAATTCAAAAGTTATAGTATTATTTCCACGTTTTGTGAGAATGTTCGGAAATGAAGAATCAATACTTCCTATTGGTACCAGTCCAGATGTATTATTGTTATAATATGCAGTAACTACAAGCCCTGTACTATCAAAAGCCTCACCAATAAGATATTTAACCTTTGATGGCATGTGAGTAATTTCGAGTTTTTCCACTCGGACTAACCACGTGATTGTACCTGTGGCTCCCCATGGGGAACCTGAGATTTCATTGGTTTTTTTATTTAGAGCGATATTTGTCGTTACTTTCGTGGAAAAGGCGTTTTTGTCGATTTTAATCACACTCGCAGGAATCAAAACATTGGCAAGCTGAGTATTAGAAAATGCTAACTTCCAAATGAATTTAACGCCGTTTGCAATCTCTAAATTTTTAAGTGAGGTGTCCGAAAATGCACTTTCTTCAATACTTGTAACACTTGCAGGAATAGTAATTTCTGTGATTTTGCTACAGCTCGAAAAACAATATGCTGGTATTCTAGTTATTCCGTTTTCCAGTGAAACACTCGATAATTTTGGGCATGAGTAAAATTGTCTAACTCCATTCAATTTTACACTTCCGGAAAGAGCCAGATTTTCTATTGTGCTATTATTATAAAATGCTCCATTATCTATGATGCCGCCACGAATAACTGTATTCTTTGCTGATATGTTGTTTATATAAGTGCTTCCACTGGTTGCAAATAGCGCACCATCTCCCCCTATTTCCAAGTGTTCAAGTGTACTCCCTTGAAAACTATATTGCATATTCTTTAATGTGGACGGAAGGGATAATTCAGTAATTAAAGGGCATTCATTAAAAGCTACAGGTGATATAGTTTCAAGTCCCTCGTGAAAGATAACCTTTTTTAAACTTGAGAGATTTGAAAAACTACTTGAACCAATTTCTAAAACTGAATCGGGAATCTCCAGTGAAATCAGCGCACTACTTGAGAAACAGGATTGACCGATTTTTTTTAATGACTGTGGGAACACAATTTGCGTTATTTTTGTTGAATAAAAGTTTCCATCGCAAATTTCTTCCAAAGTATTGGGAAACGAAATATCTTCAAGATTTTCATTCCCCCCAAATGCGCCAACTGGAATTTTCGTAATTCCATTCCCAATATTTACTTTTTTAATTCTCGTTTTTATTGAACTTGGCGTGTTTTTTATATTGGAAAACGATAAAAATTCGCCTGTCCCAGTTACTTTTAGGAGACCAGTTTCGAGGTCAAATGTAATGTTTACATCTTCTAAATTTGGTGTTCCTGCCTGCACATTATACGAATCGACTACAGTAACTGCAAGTTCTGCAGTCAGTCCAGAATATTCAACTATTGAAATCTTTTCTCCTGCCTCAGATGTATCTACCTGCGATACTGTATATCCACTTGTTAATGTTTTGACTGTTCCATCATCATAAGTTACGTTAATGCTTCTTACCTTTACATTACTTGTCTCCCCGACAAAATAACATGTGTTAGAACTTTTTTTTATTTCAATGCTTATAGGCGTTGCCATAGCTTTCCTCCCATATAAAAATAAAGAGCACATGAGCTGTGACACCCATGCACTCTGGTTGTTAGTATTCGATCAGTGCGATTCGGATGCTTGAATAAAACACCATCCCTCTTTTTTTATCAATTTCATTGATTGTAAAGTCAATATCTGGAACATATACTTTTGCATTCGTATATGTATTTGTTTCGTCATTCCAGTAGGTGATATTTGCTTTACGCTCTTGCTTATTGATAATTGAGGAATTCATTACATTTTGAATTTTTATTTTTTCTTCTAGGGTTAAATCGTCAACTGTTTCAAATTCTATCTTTGTACGATAATGCGGGAGTGTGTCCCTGTGCAAATATCCTTCCATATCTGTCCATGAATCATTTTCAAGTCTTTGATTCGGTGTGCTTTTCCATGTTGCTCTTTTGATAAATTCATGCGGAAATTCTTGAGTCCCGAATTTTAATAGCCATCCCTGAAAATTTCCTGAACTAAATTCACTCATGCACTCACCTACCCTTCAAAGATTCCGAAGCCTGTCCGGTTCCTGTATTGTCCGTTCTGATCGCGAAGCCAGCGGATAAATTCATTTCCGTCAATATTCAGTACAATGTACTGAGGAGAACTTCCACTATTGCTTCCAGATTCCCTCAGAGCATCCATCATTGCCTGCTTCATAGTCGAAAGAGGAGATACAACCTCTGTCTCACGCTTGTTATCACCGAGGATTGCTGCAAACTCTCCGGCGTTTCGCGGCACAACTGTACCTTTTGCCAAGTATGGAATCTGTGGCGCTGTCATTGTTGGAATGCTGAATCCCCAAGTGTTTCCGCCTATTCCAGGAACCCATCCAGGAACTTTGATTTTCATCTTATTAAGAACTCCAATTGCGGCATTGACACCAGCAATAATTCCTCTGATCATTCCGTTTATCAATCCGATTACGCCATTAATGGGAACTTTTGCGATTCCCACAAGTGCTTCAAATACATTCTTGAATATATTTTTTACATTGTTCCATGTTTCTCTCCATCCATTCACGAAATCTGTTTTTACCCAGTTTATAAGAGATTTGAATTTAGATACGATAAAAACTACTTTCTCTTTTATAGAATCCGACAATATAATTACTATATTTGACACCTTTTCTGTTAACGAGTTCCATTTATTTACAAACCCTTCTGCAAACGCTCGCGTTTTTTCGCTTATCCAGTCAACTATATTTCCAAAAAATTCTTTTATAGAATCCCAATTTTTCACAAGCAAAACACCCGCTGCTATTACCGCACCGATTGCAGCAATAATCAGTCCGCCCGGTCCGATCGCTGTTGCTATTGCAGATATTCCGCCAAGTATGCCACCGGAACCCGTCATGAGGGCAATTAAGCCTTTCAACGCAAGTCCAATATTACTAATATTGCCGATAAGTGTTGTTACTGCCGGAATAATCTTCGCTGTTGCGAACATTCCTATCAGTGCTGCTCCAAACGCTTCAACCAGTGTCTGATGTTCTCCGAGGAAATTAAGGAACCCTGATACAATATTGATAAGAGTCGGAACGCCTACTTCAATCAGCCATTTCAGTGACGGAAGAATGATGTTTGTATATATCCACTCAAGGACGTTTCCAAGTGCTTCGATAATCGGAGCAAAGGATTTTGTAAGATTCTTGATAGACTCCAATAACGGGTAAAAATCAAGTTTTCCAGCCCAGTCCGCTGTTGCTTTTGTTATCTTTTCAATAAACTCAAGAACTTTTTGAAAAGCATTTGCTAAATTTTGAATAATTTGCGTACCAACATTATTTTTATTCCACGCTTTAGATAATTGACTTGCAATGTTTCCGATTATCTTAAAAATGTTCTGAAAAATCCGAAGCATGGTAGATAACATTTCCGTACCTGTTCCATTTGTCCAGACTTCCATAATACTTTTTCCGACACTCTTTGCAAGTTCAGCAAGACTGGAAAACATATACCTTGCAACATCAATAGTATTCTTACCCTCTCTGTTCCAAGCTTCCTGAAAAGGCTTCCAGAGTTGCTTAAGTATATCAGATAACTTCTTTGCAGATTTGCTGAGTTTGTCAATCTGGCTTTCTCCTTTTGCCAATCCTCCATAATCAACCTGTCCAACATTTCCGAGACCAATATTGTCTGCCTTTACGGCAGGCGTTTTTGTCGCACCAGATATCGCATCCGCCGCTTCTTTTCCAATAACCTTTAATTCGTCAAACGGAGCAATATTCTTTTTTAGAGCCTTGGCCTGCTTATTTAACGCGCTTGTGCTGTCCTTCGTGGAATCTGTTACATTCTGCGTAGCATCAGCCAGACTATCAGCTCCATCAGCAGCGCTACCATAAGCATCTTCTGTGGCTGACAGATCAGTTCCAGCAAGTCCCGCTCCACTGGCTCCCGTCTGCCCGGATGATTTATTTCCGGTTATCAACTCCGTGAATGACTTAAAAGCATTTGCTACTGTTGCTAGTTTTGCCAGCAATGTGTTAATCACCTTGATAACCGGCGTGAAGATATTGATCAATCCCTGTCCGACTGTTGCCTTGAGAGATTGCAGCTGTAACTGCATCACTCGCACCTGGTTCGCCCAGCTATCAGAAGTACGGATAAAGTCTCCAGATGCGGCTGATAACTGTTTCTGCACAAAAGCCAGACGAAGAGCCACTTTCTCCTGTTCGGTCATAGCAGATGTGGTTTTTCCGTAGCCATTTGCAAGCGCATATTCATCAAGTGCATTTTGAGTCATTACAACCCCGATATCTTTTAATGTTTCTGTTTCACCAGAAAATACAGACTTTAACTTGATATATGCTAAATCCTGACTAATATTGTAAAAAGAAGCTACATCTCCTGCTAGCTGGGTAAGCTGGGTTGACATATCGTAGGCCTGTGATTCCGTAAAGTTAAACTGTTTTGCCATTGATCCAAATAAGCCTACATATTTTTTTGCCATTGTTTCTGATAAACCTGCTGTTTTTACTGCTTTTTTTGAAAACTCGTTAACTTTTTCGGTCATATTTGGAAAAACTACATTCACAACACTTTGAACTTCGTTTAAATCTGAACCAAGTTTTGTGCACTCTTTTCCAAACTGCGCCAGTTTTCCAATTGCGAATACTCCGCCAATTAGTACGCCTAATTTCTTTACTACGCTACCAAGTCCATTGAATGATTGCCTAATTGCCGATACGCCGTTTTGCACGCCCGATGTGTCCATTCTGGTATCAATAATGATCGAACCATCTGCTGCCATATCATCCACCTCCTAACCTGTTCAATTTTTCATTCAGCGCATCTTTGTGCTCCTGTTCTTCATCGGAAAGCTTTGTTTTCATGTCTATGATGTCTTTGTTATCGTGGTAGAATTTCTTTTCCCACTTATCCAGACGTTCTCCATGAGCTTTCTTCGATCGGATTCCAAGTACAGCACTGAACAGGCTCTCTCCCACTTCCATGAAATAACTGAAGAATGTCCACCAGTGCATATAGGAAGTTGCTCTAACCTCGGTTCCGGCTATTTTGTTGACTGCCGGAACAATCATGCCGCCATCCTGTTCCCAGTCAATTAAACGGGGCTTAGGCTTGTTCGGATTCTCGTCTTTTTGCCCGCAGTCGATAAATTCACAAGCTTTCTGACAGGCTTCAGATAAGTGTTCCGGCGGTATACTTTGCCAATCCTCGAACAGAATCTGCAACATAACAACTGCTTTTGCCTGCTCGTCTAATTCCGGGTCGTTCATGGCAATTAGAATATCAATAATCGCACGAAAATCTGTTCTGATAGAAAAATCCACCCCACTGATATTTAGTGAGGTGGGTAACTCATAGGCGGTCATTTTGTGTATTTCTCCGTATACTTATTAACAGTAGCCTGCATTTTTTTATTTCTTTTTTCAATTTCCGGAGCAAGTGCTTCATTGATTTTGTCCAGAACGATATAGGCGAACACCTGACCATTTCCAAACACAGTTGTTGCGGTAATTGGTTCTTTAAATAAATCCTTAGATGCTTCGTATCCGAGCATATAATTGATTTTGTCCTCAATCTGCTTATTAATCTCCGCCATTTCTTTGCTAGAAGAAACATTTTTAACAGATTCCTGAGCCTGTTCAAAGAAAGTTTCCAGTTCTTCCGCTCTTGCCGCAACGTTAATGTCAGTAGGATTCAATTTAAACGAAGAAAACACTTCACCCTGTTTGTTCGTGAATGTGAAAAGAAGAAATCCATCATCAATGTTCGTGTTAATTGTTTTTGCCATTTTCTACGCCCTCCTAAAAATTATTCGCTGTCAGCTGTGAATGAGCCGGAAGTAATGTCAAATTTACCTTTGACGCGCTCCCCAACGTAATTAACTGTGAACGGAATCTGATAGCCAGATGTATCACCGCCGTAGGAGGTCGGCACAACGTAGCAATCCTGCTGGTATGCTTCATACTTGCCTGCTGTGGCTTCTGTCCAAAGATGGACTTCAACTGCTTTTGTTTTGAGGTTGTCGTCTTTGAGACGTCCATCTACAATCTTCTGCAATGCTGTGAACAGATCGGAAGTAGTGTCTGCATAGAACGGATCAGCATCAGAAGATACCTCATAGCCATTATGCTTAAATGTGGATTCTCCAAGGATGTTTTTAGATGTTTCGGTATCCGGGTTGAGTTCGATGTTGTACTCTTCCAGGTCCTTTCCAAGACGCTCATATTTCGGTGTCAGTCCCCCACAAAGAGAACCGGCATCAATGTAATGAGCCATATATTTACGGTCAATTTTTCCTGTAACTGTTGGCATAAATAAGTCCTTTCTGCCTATAACTTTTAAAGGCTGTGTAGGTTAGCGACTATCTCTAATTGATAGCCGGTTGTTACTTGTTATATTACTTCATAAGTATTTTCGTAGCGTACTGACAATGGCAATAGCCAATCTTGTACACCACTCTCCTGTGGCTCTAAGCCATAGGAATTATCACGGGTGATACGTTTTATTACTCTTCCTTGTGAAAGTTCTGGAAAAGCAGATAAGCGTGTCTCAACGCCGTTTATGACAACTGGTTCCCGACATATCCATTTACCGAGATTATCCAGAAACTTCTGAACAGATAACTTCTGCCGTTCTTTGTCGGATGCCGTGCGGTAAACCACATAAAACGGATACTGGCATACCTGATGCATTACTCCGCATACATCTTCCTTTTCTGAATAGATTAAAGCTCCATTGTCTGCCGAGAAAGCGATTCCGGAATCTTTGCTGAGTTCTTCAAATTTGATTGTTTCATTTTCGTATAGCCCTGGATACTGGTTCAGAAGTGCTTTCATGGCATCTGTCAAAATCTCATATCCGGTTGCATCTTTGCCAATTGGCTTATCTACCATGTCGTCCACCTCCTGCCTGTGCTTTTACCTTGCGAAGCCATGTGTCACCGTATTGTCGCTTAGCAGCATCGAACCACTTTGCCTGTGCTCGTGGATGAGCCTGTTTGGTGTATTCAAGATTTTCCTTTGCGGCTGTCTGACCAGAAAACTGACTGACAAGAACTTTCTTTGCTCCACGTCTTGCGTAGGGACTTCCAGTTGCTTCATCAACCATTCCTTTCCCCTCGTACAGAAAACGTCCATAAGGAGCCGCCGCCGCACATACTTTCCCAGTTCCTTGCAAGGATGCACTCTCAACTCTTGTCCGGTTGATAAAGTCCCCTGTAATCATCGGCATGAACGGAACCATACTGTCCATAACCATTCCATCAAGGAGATACTGGGCTTCTTGGTATTGCCTAGAAAATCTATCCATATTCAGTTTGATTTTCATATCTCCGTCAACTACGGAGAATCCTTTGAAATGATGAATTTTGCTCATATTACTTACCAAGAATCTCGAAGTGAGGAATCAGTGTATACGGACCGCCTACACTGGTAATCTTGAACACGTTATCCTTATTCTCATTCATGTACTGATAGAATCCATTTCGATAATCACCATCAGTTACTATTCCGCCAGTCCACTCACCTTCCCAGAAGAACGATTCATCTGAGAATGTGATAGTATCTTCCAGAGCGTTGTTAATCTGTCTTTTCCACTCTTTAGGCGGTACATATGGGAGAATCTTGCCATTGCTGTCAGCAATGGTTATATCGCCATTCTGGACGGTATAGCGTACGTGTAACTGTGCGTTGTCTGTTGCGTCTGGCCCGTACTTCTTAAGGATTGCCCCTTTGTCGGTAATGAGGTCGACGCCAGATAAAACATGAGGATACCAGTACGCATCTCCAGTCGTTTTGCTTTCGTAATAATTGAAAATCGTCACTGTTTTTTCGTACATGATACCCTCCTTTTTACAGTTTTAAATATTTATATCTGTTCTTCTTTGCGTATTTAATGGCTTCTTCTACGCTGTCAAAGCGTTGTCTAACATCCTCTTTCTTGGAGATTCCCTTGGCATGATAATTACCCTCATCGTCCCAGTTCGATATTACATTTCTCGTCCCAGTCATATAATAGGAGTATCCTTGCTTATTTGGCTCGGCTTGCTTATGTATGACAACGTTTCCACTTCCAAAGCCACTTGTTCCGCCTCTACCACCCATTACACTTCACCTCGTTAAATTTATCAGAAAATGCTTTGATTCTGACAATATTACCCTTGCACTCTTCCGGTACTTTTCCGTAAAAGATAATGCTTTCCGGGTACAATTTCTCAATCATGGCATCGTAGCCGGATAAGAATAAGCGTTTTTTGCCTAAACTGTTCATACATCCAACCGAACTTACCGCAACCGTTCCACCCTCTGGCTCACCGTCAAAACACCATTCGTAAGAATCTGGCGTACTCCATGAGATTGTCGGAATCACCTTGCAACCGTATTCTTGCAGGTACGCCCCAATCCAATGTTTGCGATAATGATTATAAATCTGGATAGCTTTTGGGAAATCGGTGTAGGTACTAAAATCCGGTGTCAGAACATACCGGAATTGGCTCAGCTTATCAACATATCTGTCTGGATTTCTCCATAATGCGTCAAACTGGTAGTCATCCAAGAAAAAATGAACAGCTTTCTCTTCTGGATTACTGCATTTTCCTCTGGCATAATTAAAACCAACAAATTCGCAGTTACCCTCGAACGATTCCGGTTCTATCTGTGGTATGCCGTATTCGCCAACGCCGGGGAATATACGGCGGTTCAGATTTTCATAAGCTATACTTGTCTCTCGGTTTGCCATAGATTACTTCTTTCCGCTTCCAAAGAACCACGAATCAAAGTTTTTCATTCTGCGCTTTCTGGCTCTGTCATAAGTGGTGGTAGTACGGCTTGTATCGTGCAAAGCACTTGTATCGCCTTTTTCAGAAGCCTTTGAAAATTTGTGCATTTCATCTCTCATGGCTGTACTGGCATTGACTAATTTTCGATGCTCTATAGCAAGTCTTTGATTTTTAAATAACGCCTCTGCACTTCCAAGTTTTGCGATTTTCCTTTTACTCTCACTCAATCTGTCATTTATATAATTCATTGTCTTTACTGCTTCACTCTTTGTCTTGATTGACTTAAAATAGCTAGCGTTTTCTGAATTAATGACCTTCTCGAGTTTATTGTCTTTCTTGACAATTCCACTTCCTCTGAGTGCGTCACTTTTCTTTGCAGAGTTGAAATATACTTTTGACATTAACTTAGAAACTGGCTTCTCGTTGTTTAATCCACTGCTTCCACCACGTCCACCCATAAAATCACTCTTTCATAATACTTTGCTTAATAACCTGATTCACACCAGTAGCCGACAGTCCGTTAAACATACCGACTGCAACTGCCGTGATATAATCCGTTGCCGGGAAATCCGGGATAATTCCCATTCCGACCGCTCCGAGAATTCCACCAATAACCGCCATAATTACTGGAATCCATTCATCAGAGATTCTTTTTGATGCTTTACAGCCCATTCCCACGATGTAGCAGATCATAACGATTGCGATACATGAGCCAAGCGTTGAAATGTCCATAATCATACCTCCAAATCAACTTTTTCCATAACTGCCCTTGCTTCCAGAACAGCAATATAATCCGTCATTGCTCTTACCTGCATATTGTAAGTGCTTCTCGGACAAGTAGGAGTAAATGAGAGTTCTCCTTTATCCCATTTTTCAAGCATGTTCGCAAGTTTCTTATATCGAATAACCACCTGCATATACTCTGCCTTAAAGCGTTCCTTGTAATCTGCACTATTCATCATTTCAACGGTCTGTTTTAATTCCATCATTTCTATCACACTCCTGCATACAATATTGGTATCCCATCATCCGTCCTCACTCCCATCAGAAGCGGCAAAGCTGTCTTAAGAAGCAAGTCGTTCGTTTTCTGCACATCTCCGGCGGCGGCATACACCGCACTCCATTCCTTTGCACTTGCCCCAATCTGCTGAGGTGTTGCGTAAGAGATGGATTCACTGCCAGAAGATACAGATGTTACAATGCCTGTCGTGCTACCACCGGACCCGATTGCAGTTGATGTACCGCTCATAGCGGCATTGGTAGCATTCTTTTCAGCAAGCTCAATTTGATACATTAATTCAGCCAATGAACAGACCGCCTTTTTGATACGCTTCTGTGAGCGTTCATTTGTCGGCAGTCCATCCACCAACCTGTCAAACGTCATTGCGTCCACAAAATCACTGGCTCTTTCCGCCAGTCGTGGGAAGTCGGCTTCTGGCACAACTGAACCGAAATATGAAGTTGTGTAAAATTCATAATCTGCATAAGCCATGCCAGTTACCTCCTACATTTATGATTTCGCTGTTACGCTTGCACTTCCGGCGTTCAGTGCCTTGTATGTTCCATCGCACTCAACCACTGTAATCTTCTGTCCGGTTGCTGCCTTAATGTCAGCTTTTCCGTCCCAAGAAGTCCAATTTCTGAGATTCTGTCCATATCCGACAGTTACTGCTTCTGCTGCAACTTTGTATTTATATACGTTGTTGGCATTTTCCTTAGCCGGATTTACAGTGATTTTTGTGTCGCCACTTGCTGTTCCAGCCACGGAATTTACTGTCAGAGTGCCAAGCGTTGGTGTTTCGTCAATGGTGATTACTGCGATTGCGTCAATGTACTCCGCAAAAAGAGTAAGTCCCATTACTGCAAACGCTTCAGATACTGCTGTGTGGTAGTTGCCCTGTGTATGGAATCCAATCAGATTTGTCTCGCCGGAAACGGTATATACAAGACCTGCTCTTGCGAAGTCAGATTCGTTCGGGTCAACATAGTACATAACGATGTTCTCGACAGGGGTGGCGATAACCTGTCCTCTCGGGATTTCGCTGTCAGACAGTAAAAAGATTGTGTTGAATCCCATAAAGTCCTTCATATACTGGAATCCGAACTGGTTCTGAATAGTGATCTCGGCTGCGCCAAGATATTCATATACGTCCAGAATGTTCACAAATCCAACAACGCCAGTCACATTTCTGTGCATCTGCTTGAATTTGTTTTCAACACGACCTTTAGCCATTGCCAGAGCCATCTGGAATGTTGTTTCTGTGGAAGTAAGCGTACCGGTTTTCAGATAATCATAGAATCTGCCGGTAACGTCAGTCTGAAGCTGGAAAAGGAATTCATCATCAGTCATCTGAACAGCGTTCTCATAACCGTGATCCTTGATTGCTTCGATAGATACAGCCTTTGCGTACTTTTCAATAGTCATTTCCGCATAGGTCTTTTCTTTTACAGTAAACTTGCTGTAAGGGATTTCCTCACCCTCACCAACATTTCCGCTCTGCAAAGTACCCTCTGCGTATTTGGACTTGAGTACAGCACCCGGCTGTTTTTTGATAGGTCTCATGATGCCCAGAATATCACGTAAGTGCTGCCAGTTTCTTTCGAATCTGGTTACAAAGTCAATCTCACGCGCTGTGACCTGAATATCATTACTCATAATAAGATTAGCTTTTGCTGCCATATAAAAAAATCCTTTCTACCCATAACTATTAAGGTATTGGGTTAGCGGCTATACTCTGGTGTATAGTCGGTGTAAAAAATCACTGGAATAACTGGATATTCTGAGCAATTGCAGCCTGTCTTTCGGACGGGTCTTTAATTGCTTCGATATCTTTCTTAGTCATACTTCCCGGTGTCTGCTGCTGTCCAACGCGAGTGGTAAATCTTGCCTGGTTCTGCTGAGCCTGCTGCTGAGATTCATCCACAAAAGCGGATGCGTCAGACTGTTTCATCTGCTCAATCAGATCATTTAATCCGAGAATTTTGCCGTCTTTCAGTTTGAGGCCTGCTTCTTTAATGTCTGCCATAACAGACTTCTTTGCCGCTTCGCTTGAAAATTTAACATCATCGAGTGCCGCTTTGAGTGCATCTAAAAAATCACGGTCGTAGATTTTTGCATTAAACTCTTTTTCTGCATCCTCGGCTTTTTTCTTCCATTCAGCAAGCTCTGTCTGAATGTTCGCCGGGTCGATACCATCAAAGCCTTTTAAGGTTTCCTCTGCTGTCTCAGCACGTTCTTTCCAGTCATCACGTTCACCCTCGACTTTTGTCAGAGTTTTCGCTACTTCTTTAGCATTCTTGTAATGCTCAGAAAGTGCTTTCTTCACATCTGCCTGCTTGTCCTCCGGGATCTCAATTCCAAATGATTTTAATGTGTCAATAAGTTTCTGCATAACATCCTCCTGGTCGTGTTTATTGACCTGCCGCCGCAGGTAAATGGATTAAGCCAGTTAGACCACTGGCAGGGTAATCGGAAAGGCAGGAATCGAACCTGCGACGTCAAGGACTATGCATCCTTCGCTCTCCCAACTGAGCTACATTCCACATAACCCGGATCCCCGGGTTAGCAAGGTATTTAACGTGTTATGCCTACCACGAGTTGTTTCGGATATTTATTTCCTTTTTAAAGAAAAACATGAATAGCAAAAACCTTAATCAAGGAGGTATGCCATCTTGCGTGCCAGATGGCAAATACGCACGACAGGACTCGAACCTGTTTAACTTTCCATTAAAGCGTGCGCACCAGCTACTAAATTAAAGAAAGGAGGATTAAAACGAAAATGTTAAAACAACCACTGTGCTTTCCACTGCACAATTACATTATAACAGATTTATTTTAACTACCTCTCTACCACTTTTTGCGTTTTTAGAGCATATCGCGAAGTTTTTCTACGTATCTCTTGACAAGATCGCGTTCCTCCCGGCACTCTGCATCCTTGGACATATCACTCATTTCTGTTGTGAGCTCATCCAGATGTTCTTCCAGAGCGGCAAGCATCTTCCTCTTGCAGTCTTCAGACTTGCCGGAACGATAGCTTTGTTTCTGCGTCATGTAGTCATCGTAAGCGTCTCGTCCATCAGAACGGCTGTAATGCCCTCTGACGTAATGTTCGCCCCGTCTGGCATAAGAATTGCCCCTGTCGTAATCCGGCATCATTCTGCCATCATTTGCGCTGTATCTCCCCATACTGTCCCGCTTTCTTCCGCGCTCGCTGTAATCATCATTGTATCCGCTGCGCATTTCATCAAGGACAGCGTTGTAATACTCCGCTTTCTTATCCCAGTACTGCGTGTTCTTTATATCTTTGTACATATCAATCAGTTTGTATGTCATTTCCAGATTTCCAGTGGTCAGCCCACTATCTGCGATTTTTGCAAGCTCGTCTTCTATCCTTGCACATAAATCCTTGATATCTCTCATAACTGCACCTCCTACGCTTCTCTTGTTACAATAATGTTCGCATTTGCAACAGAAATAGCCTGATCACTGGTATTCTCTACTGCGATATTAACGCAACATCCGCGAGGTACATCAATATAGATACCAGAGGACACATTATTATACTGGTCTACTGCTGCCGGTGTGGAAATCATCTGGGAAGATAATACCGGTTCACCAGAGATTGCAATAGCCAGAGAAATAGCTCCGACAGTGCCGCCTGTTGGAATTGCGATATTGCCAGAAAAATCCACGAAGAATCTCGCTTTGCACTGATTAGTCAATCCTCTCAGCGTAATAATTCCACTTCCCTCTCTGTGCTGAATACAGTTAGAACCTTTGACTGCTGTGTTTGAAAATACTACGTTTCCATTTGCTGCTACAGTCTGAGCAGCTACATTTGTAAATTCTGCCATAAAAATACTCCTTTCATATCACAAAAGGACAGGTCTCAGCCTGCCCCTCTGTGTAATACGGCATAAGCCGACATCCGAAATCAATCGAAAGATACTCTCAATATGAATTTATCAGCAATTACATCCGGTGTTGCATCCGCATCCGTAATATGTGTTCGGATTAGGAACCTGATATGCCGGAATCGGTGCCGGATTAATTGCGTTAATGAGCTGCTGTGTCTGTGAAGCCATTGCAGTTGTGAGAAGTGCGCTCTGGCGGTCCTGAGAAGCAGCGCGTCTGAGATCATTGTTTTCAGCCTGCAAGTTAGAAATCTTTTCATTGCAAAGATAATCAAGAATGGCTCTTGTTCCAGCGTTCTGGCTGTCAATAATGTCTCTTGTGTTGCTGTTCATGGTGTTCTGTAATGCACAGGTATTCTGTGCCATGTTGTAGTTCACGCCCTGAATAGCTTCCCTGGTTTCGCAACAGCAGTTCGCAAGCTGAGCCTGGAGTGCGTTGGCGTTCTGCATATTCGCTACAGTATCGGCATTAATAGCCTGCTGAATGCCGAAGCCAGTCTGCATGATATTTGTGTTGATTCCATTAAAACCGGTAAGCATACCGTTATTCATGGCATAGAAGCCATCGCACAGGCCGCTATTGATTCCGTCAAGTTTGCTAATTACAGCGGAATTGTCGAATCCTCTCTGAATATCCGCCTGAGTAGCTGCTGTGGCTACATATCCGCCGCCGTTTCCATTATTGCCCCAGCCGTTGTTTCCCCATCCGAAGAAAGCAAAAATGAATAAAACAATAATCCACCAGCTACCATCTCCGCCAAACATGCCGTCATTATTTCTACCGTTTCCAGTAGCAGCGGCAATATCTGCTAAGCTATAATTTCCATCCATAATATAATCTCCTTTTTGTGTATTTACATCAATCTGGCCAGATTGTAATGTACTATTTCATTCCTTTCAACATGTGTTGGAATTGCCCTGCCATCTGCTGAACTTGATTAAGCTGTTGCTGAGAAATCCGCCCGGACTGTAACATCTTCTCAACTTCTGCTTTCGGGTCTCCCTTAAAATTCTGCTTAAACTGCATAAACTGCTGTATCATCTGCATTGGTCCGTTTCCCTGCGGCATTCCACCACCGAGGGCGTTAAATAATGGATTACTCATCTGCGTTTCCTCCCTTGACTGCTGATTCCTGCACGGTATTAGCCCTAACAGGTTCAGAAAAAGAATTTAATCGGTTTATGATAGCTTCGTATTTGCCCTTTAAATCATCATATTCCTGTCTGGTGACATATTTATTATCCATGTTCTGAACAGGCTGCTTAGGCGGCATCTGAGAACCTACCTCGTGGTATTCAAATGTCCGCAGTGGTTGTGGCATACCGGATACATCTGTGGATTTTATGTAGAACTTTTCACTTTCGCTGTCCATCAGCAAAACACTTGTCCCGGGTGCTACCAGATAGGATTTTGCGCCGACTTCGCCGGATACCCACAGGATACCGCTATTATTCTGCTGTGGTTGCTGTACTGGTTGAGCTGGAATCTGGACAGGCTGTTGCTGGAACTGGTTCATTTGCCCAGGGACGCCAAAGCTATATTGATAAGGATTATTATATAATGCCATCTTATACACCGCCTTTCTGATTATATTTTTACACAGAAGTATTAAACTAAGAAGTTCAAAAAAGTATCAAAAAAGTATTGACATATCACCCACTGAGTGGTATTATAATATCAGAAACAGGGAAGAACAAAAAAATCAAGGAGGAAATAGAAATGAAAATTAAAATTTATTGTAATTACGGTTGTTTATCGGCTGAAAAAAGAAACGTTTACACATATGGATTCCCAGAAGCCACAGCTACTTGCTGGGACGAAATGACAGTGGAAGTCCCGGAAGGCTGGGAAGTGTTCGAAAATTCCATGGGAAGCTTAATGGTAACAGCTCCTTGGGGCTTTGTTTACGGGATAAATGAAGTACTTCAGGGCAACGAAAAACCATGCTTTTATGCATTAGATAAAAACATGAACGGACACCGCCAGTATTTAAAATTTTTGGATTGATAGGAGGAATAAAAAAATGATAAAATTAAACACATCATCTTACGTTTACGGGCAGAACGACACAATAGAGGTCGGAGAGGAATACTATTTCGGTCAGCTCTGGGACGGTGACGGGGACGGCGAAGAACTGATAGAGTCTGAAGCAATCGCCATATATCAGGACGGCGAGGAATATATTGTTGACTTCGAGATTTTGGAGTCTGCGGAGGATATTTTACAAACCCGAGTTAAGGTTACCGGGATTAACTAGGAGGCAGGAAAATGAAGTATATAATTATGGATTATACAGACGGTGATTGTTTCACCGATGAATTTGAGAACAAAGAAGAAGCCCTTCAGGAAGCGGATGAACAATGGGAGCATCTAACAAGGTGCGAAAAGAAACACAGATCGGAGTTTTACGTGCTGGAAAGCATCAATCCGGACGAGGACACGCCCGATCATTACGACGGAGGCATTGTGAAGCGTTGGAAATAAAAAGAAGAAAGAAAGGAACAATATGAACATCAAAGAAATTAGATTAATTTCCGGGTTAAGCCAGCAGGCTTTTTCCGATAAATACAAAATTCCCAAAAGGACAATTGAAAACTGGGAAGGTGGTAAAAGGAACCCACCAGAATACGTAATTTTATTGCTTGAAAGAGCTGTAAAAGAAGATTTTGTATAAAAGAAGGAGGGGCAAATTGCCTCTCCTTTTAGCATACTTTTATAATCTTACTGTTTACTCTTCTGCTTAATCTCTTTACGGTAGATATGCTCACGTTCATCTGCTCAGCGCAGTATTCGAGCGTATATTCCTTGCATCTCAACCGGAACAATCTTTCTTCGTCCGGTGTGAAATTACACTCTATCAAGAACCTGTCTATATCTTTCTTTGTGAACACATATAATTTCATGAGCATACCCCTTACTAATGCTAACGTTGATTCTGCGCAAGATAATTTGTAAGCTTCTGTTTTGTTTTTTTTAATTCTTCTACATTATTCCCACTAATCTGACTATCCAGCATGGTTGACAACACTTCCAGAATTAATGAATCTCGTTCTGCAATTCTCCGAAGGCTTTCATAATCTCGTCTATCATGTTCTTCCAGTGTCTCTACTCGCTTATTAAGTCGGAATGCCGGGGTAATCCATTTAAAGATTACGGCTGCCGCCCCTCCGACAATAGACACCCCTCCGCAGATAGAGAGGAAAATCTGTACAAATTCTGATATGCTCATTTAGCTACTCCTTTTCCCAGTAATATACCGGAATCTCATTTCCGCTATCCCATGTATCGAAATATTTGCCCTCTTGTACCGTCACCACATGGCCATCTATACATAAAATGTATGTACCTGTCGGATGGTCTGTACAAAAGTCGTTGACTGTATAGATATATCGTTCTGACTGTTCTATCAGCTTACGTCTGTACCCATGTTTGTAGAGGTACGCTCCCCAAACGTAATTAGCTGATGGCATATCTGACAGAGTACACGCCTGCACCATTAATCCGGCGAATACTGTTTCCCAGTCGAAGCCGGTTGCTTTGCATATTGCTCGGACAACACAATCTCCTGTTCTCTTATCCTTAACAGGATTCGGATTGAAATATTCCCATCTATCCATTAGTCAATCCCCTTTGTTGTTTTATATCTCTTTGCCGCTCCTCTGGATTTTGCGGCGTTCTGACGATTCCACCTTGCAATCATGAGCCGGTCTTGCAGTTCTCTCAGGTCGTTCCGCTTGCAGTAATCTTTATATGCGGCATTTTGTTTCTGCAAAAGATAAGACTTCCGGTCAAGGTCTTGTTGGAGTGCGAATCTTGCCTGTTCATCCTTGCAGTTATCAACCGCCGATTGCATTCCGAGGACTTCACGCTTCGTTTTGCGGATTCTTCGCTCATAAGTACGTTGCCGCTGTTCTTTTTCATACTGCTTTCCCTTGTTGGCTTTGTCCTGTGCTGATAGTTCTGTATAGGGATTAAATTCTCCGTCACTGGCTCCAAAACTATGCCGGCAGTTGACCCCTGACAATCCACTCGCCGTTCCATATCCGGTCAATGAGAACGGTGGAAATTTCTTGCTCTTGCCAGAACGAGAGTATATTTTTCCTTGCCACCATGCGTGATTTCCCGGATTCTCACCGCCGTCACCTGTTCTGGCTCCTATGTGAGCACTGACCAGAACTAAATCCCAATCCATTTCTTCCATGCATTTTAGGGATATATCTCCCGTAGCCTGCGCCACTCCAGTTCTGACAGAACGTGCAACTGCTGTTTCGATCGTGTCTTTTCTGCCAGATGGATACGTGACGGTAACACCATCTGATACAACGTTATTAACCGCCTCTTTGATGGCTTGCGTATAGCCAACTGTTCCAGTCATCACATGATTGTATGCAAGGTCGCATTGGTTGATATACAGCGTCTGAGCCGCATTTGCAGTTGTCCTTGTGAAGTTCCGCCATTCTCCCATTGTAGCAAGCATATTTCGCTCCATGAGTCTTATCATAGCTGGCGACTGTTCGAGCGGTACAGGGCTTAATCCTGCCGCCTTGTATACCTTGTCATCATAGTTCATTGCAGTGATTCCGGCATCTTCAAACGCTTCAAGAAGTTCCTGCTGTTCGCGTTTGGTGTATTTGGATAATTCTGCCAGAATGTCTTCTAACAGTTCACCAGATTCCTGTAGCGTTCTGATTCTCCACGCATCGGCATTGGTCAGAATATAATCCTCACCTCTGCCGATTCTTGCCATCATTCTCGACACAATCTCAGAGATGATATACTGATGCAATTCTTCCGCAATCTGTTCACTGCCCTCTGTTATCCGGCGTAAATATTCTGGGCTTAACATAATTACTCATCTCCAAACAGTTTTGGTTCGTCTGGCTGGGCTTCTTTAACCATTGCTTTTGCTTCGGATTCTGTCATATTTTCGAATTTGACATAATACATCCAAGGAGGACAGTCACCCTGTAAGCGATACTTCCACCAATTGTCTCGGTCTCTCTCATAAGAATATGCCATTTCGCCAAAGTTGCACTGAACTTTATATGCACCGACTGGAGCCAATCCATATAAATCTGCATATACGCTCAACGCATATACTACTTGTTTTATGCTTTTGTCTAATTGGTCTCTTACGTCCTTGATAAATTGTACAGACCTCTGTTGTCCTGCTTCTACCTCTGTGGCTGTTTGTATTCCGCTTTTTTCATTAAATACAAAATATCCATTAGAGAATCCGACCTTATATCCAATCTGTCCAAGGAGGGCGTTTATGCCGCTTATACGGGTATCTGTGTTGAGAACCGGATTGATTTCTTGATAAAACTCTTTCTCGTCCTGTCCAAATACGTTCTTGACAAAGTGCGGTAAGTTCATCTCATTGCGTCTATTCTCCATACCCTGCGGTGACATGGCTGCTACAGGTGTACCGCTTGGCATCAGCAGCCTATCATCTGCCAGAACAATCTTCTGCGAATCGAAAATTTCTCCGGCATTACGGCTGTATGCAATATCCAGGTCTTTCAGCTCTTCAATAGCTTCTGCGAATATTGGAAGTCCAAGTGGTGTACTGATATCTACATTGTTCGCTTGTGGTGTCCGCAACACTCCGTACAACGGTCCGTCCAGCTTCTCACCGTTTGCCTTGAGTATCGGCGGCGTATCTGCCATTAGGTCAGCCCATTTGGTTTGTTTGAGATCAATCTTGTCTCCGATGCTTTGAGGAGATTTTGATACATAGGCTCTGTTAGAAACATAATACGGATAAGTTGTCACTCCGTCCACTGTTGTCTCAATAAACCTGTGATATTCAAGTCTTGTGTAGTATTTTCTACCAACCGTATAAGAGTCTTTGAATATAATCCCTTTGATTTCCTGATTATCGTAATCCACAATCATCACATCTGCCGGAGTGAATACATCAAGACTCTCGCCGTTCGGCTTAATGAACACGGTTCCGTAAGCGCAGCCATATTCCACCCAGTGCCGGATCTGGAAATATACTTTATCTATCTGCTCCTGTAACCATGTTGCCCTTGCAGAACCATCTATCTGAATGCCAATCGCCAATGTTGCAAGTCTGGCAGTCTCTGAACACACAGATTTAGCAAAATTAATCGTCTTGATATTATTCTTATCATCTAGCCATTCCGGCGCACCCCTGTAAATGTTTGCACACCGGTTAATCAGCGCTTCCATCTCTGGGAATTCTGCCGCCTGGATATTAAAGTCCTCTTCGGCTTGTTTTTTGAAAATCATGTTAAACCACCTTTTTAGTGTTGTTATAAGTCCCATTATGCACTCACGCCCCAGTATTTTATCTCACCCTGTCTACGTGCTTCTGCTGCTTCTTCAAGCGTGTCATGCCTGCCTAGATCAACTTTTTTATTATCTACATAGATTGTTGCTCTATATTTCCCTCTGTCCATGGAAACACCAGTAACACCAGTTGAATTTATTTTTTCCATTCTTTTGTTTCTTGCCTGCTGAGTCCATGTTGCCCATCTGCAATTTTCTGGCGAATAGTCCGAATTTGTGTCTATTCTATCAATACTCAAATTATCAGCATATCCATTTTCTAATGCCCATAGAACAAACGCTTCTGAACTTTTATTCCATTCTTTGCAAACCTTTATTCCTCTTCCACCATAGTCTTCATAATCTTTGTCATTGGGGTTATTGCATCTCTGACGAATTCCCTGCCAGATTTTATATATTCGTCTATATTTTAGACTGTACCCTCTTTTAAGCATTATTCCCTCTTCTCCTCCACAATGATTCTGTTGCGTATCTACAGGCATCGATTAAATGGTTATTCTCATCAGGATATCCGCTTATAACGTTTCCGTCTTTATCTCTTTCGTATTCGTATTCTGAAAACTCTTTGTAAGCGTTAGGTGTTCTTTTGGGGTCAATAACAATAGTTCTTATCTGAAGCCATTTCATAGAATACTCCACACTTCCAGGCCCTTTTATCGCACCCCTTGCTGGAAGTCCAAAGTCTCTATAATCATTGATTGATTTAGGTTCAGCAGAATCGCAAGTAATAGTATAATCATCATATTTTCTTTTTAGAATCTCGTCCGCTGATTTCCTATTGCTCCATTTATTTTCGCAAATTTCATCAATGAGATATATCTTTTCAGTGTTATGATTGTAATACAAACGAATAAAAGCATACGGATCAGGGAAAAATCCCCAGTCACACCCCTGAAATATTTTGTCCATGTGACTGATCTCTTCATCTGCAATATCTCTGATTTCCAGATATTCAAATACGTTTCCGCCGTCACCATTTGGAACACCCAGGTATTCATGCTCATAGGCTTCTGGATTGATTTCTTTCAGATGTGCTGCATCGTCAATAAACTTCTGTCCGAGCCACTCCGCCGGGGCTTCCAGATAACTCGAATGATGAATAACTCTTTTCGGGTTAGGTATGAGCTTAATCCTGTTTACCCAGTTTGATTTTGATTTTGGCGGGTTATACGATGAAAAATCATAGGATTCATCGCCACCACGAAGCACTGACTGATTAACAGAACGCTCCTGAGCATCTCCCTTCATTTGATCTTTTTCTTCTTTCCAGAGGATTCCGATATACCCAAACTCCGGCTTAATAGATTTCAGTTTGGTTTCATCGTCCAGACCACGGAAATATATTGTCTGTCCAGTCTTAATATACTTGATTTCAAGTGGCGACACCTTGCATTCAAATTCTTCCATCAATCCCAGTTCATTGATGGCCCATTTCATGTTAGCATATACAGAATCTTTCAGAGTACCGGCTACTTGTCTTGTAATACAGGCGTGCATCTGGGGATTATTCTTGATAAGCTCAACAATCTTAAATGCTACAAACGACGATTTTAGACCACCTCGACCGCCCTCAAATACATATTCAATATTAGGCTTAATCTGTCGGTTAATATCCACGAACGCCTTGCCAAGTACTCTGGCAGGAAGTTCATATTTGCTTTCGTCTGATTTTGATACAGCTACCAACTGTTCCCATTTGTCCACCGCCTGCATATTTCCTTTAATAGCTTTATCGTATACAGCAGCTACAATACAGGCATTATTATTTGCATCCTCATCAGATATTCCCATCTTTGTGAGTTTCTTCTTTGCGGCAGTCGGGGCAGGGTTCTCAGCTATCATTTTTGCTAATTCAGAAAGAGTCTTTTTTTGACGACGTGCTTGACCCGATGCAATACCACCTTTTTTTGCAATTCTCACCTGTTCCTCACCTGCTCGAAACTGCGTCGCCGCTCTATTATTTAAATTCTGGTCGTTTGCCATCCTATCATCATCCAATCATATCCTTTCTGAATTAAAATCCCCTAGCATAGCTATAGTTATATACACTATAATACCACACTAGGGGTTATGTACCTCTACACCACTTTTAGTTTTTTTTATCAATTTTATAATCTTCCGGTCAATTTTGCCAAGTGATAATATTCTGCCATGATCCTGCGCTTGTATCCGTAGAAATCATTTTCAGATACCGGCATATCCCGGAATCGTTCCATTGTTCGGTATCCTATGCAGTTCACTATGCTGTCGTATATCTGCGTTTCTATGCCTGGTGCATATTTGATTGACACTTGCAGAAGATTGTACTTGTCATTCTCGTCAAGGTGTCTGAAATGACTTTGAAGCGCCGGTATATCGTCCGGCGGCACTCCATAGTCGGTTAGTGTAGCTTTTCTAAGATTCATTTATTTCGCCCCTCCCAATCTAATTTCTGCCCGCACTTATTACAATAAAAATCTGATTTATAAAGTCCCTCACTGTTGCAAACTGGACAGTTACCTTTTGCCGTATAATATCTGCCAGAAAAATCAAGAATAGATTTTATATTATTTGGTTTCATTGGAATCTGCTTTTTCAACGCTTTAATGGCTCCCATTCTAACTTCATAAGTACAGTTACCACCATAGGCTGTATCACCATAGCTTAATTCTTTTAATGCTTCTTCTGGTTTCATGTTAATCCTCCAATCCGGCTAACCAATTTAATTTCACATCGAATCGGTCAGCAATCTCTATCGCACACACAAACGGAATATTGCTGATTCCTTTCTCCCATTCCATGACTGTGGTATCAGTAACTTCGATAAGTTCTGCAAAATCTCTGAGAGACATATCATTTTGCAAACGCACCTCTCTAATTCTTTTTCCGATTGTCATTTTTTCATCTCCTCCGACTTATTCACAGCTTCCTCGTGGGTGAGAAATACTATTCTTTCAATATCTTCTAAACGGTAGCAACTTTCTCCCATATCTTCTTTTCCTATTGCGTCAAACCTTACAGCACGTTCATTTTTGTAACAGAGAAAATGAATTTCTGAAACAGTCATCGGAATAATCGGTTGCTTGGCTCCGGCATTCACTCTATAAACCGTGTCTCCAACCTTACACGGCAATCTCACAAGCAAACCCTGTTCTTCTAAGTCCTCGTATTCAGCGAGTTTTTTAATCATATTCTTTATTGTTTCGCAATTTCCTGCGCCCTGTGAGCAGCTATCACAATATTCACCACATTCAATCTCTCGTTTTTCGTTATATGTGACACTACCATTTTCCCATTCTGTTAATCTCTCCATCTACTTCACCTCTCCTTTTCGCTTGTTTTTGTCGCTTGTTTATTTTTATCGCTTATTTTCCGCGTCTTGACCGCATCTTTCATTATCACGTGTGCTTGCTTCCAATTTTTCTGGCAATTCTTTCAGTGGACACCATTCGGGTCTTCCTGCCAGTTTTTTGAATCCTTCATGGCTTACTTTAGAAATAATTTTGATTGAATCATTTCTTGTTGCAAGGCATAAATTAAAATTGAAATCCGCCATATGAAATGGGCAAGCAAAACATCCTTTTGGTGTGTTCATGATTAATACTGATTTACTCATCTTCTCCTACCTCTTTTCTGCAAGAATGCTCCATATTGTGAAGGGCTAATGATAGTGTCTTTTTCTCTTGTAGCCTGACAATATCCAAGCCTTCCGTTCTTTTTGTTTTCTTCTCTTGTAAACATAGTCGAAATGTCTTTGCCTTTACTCACTCGCTTCACTTCCTCTCGACATCAGACTTAAAGTATTATATCCCGGACAAGTTCTGACTCCGTTTCTGGTATCTCTTAATAATGCACAATATGGATATAACGTCATAACCTCGTAGACGTGTTCTGTGGCATCCTCGCCGCGTTGGTCGATGTATTTGAAGCACTTTCCCGGTCTAAGGAAGTACCTTGCGCATACATACGCTTTTGTTCCAAATCTTACGCTTGCACTACTCATTTGTGTTCCTCCTGTAATAATTCTGGATTGTCGAAAATGTTTCCAATAACTTCAATTTCATCGCAACATAGTAAATATTCAAAATTCGATCCGTAATTTTCTTCACCATTGGTCGCTTTAAAATCTAATTCAGAGTTATCCCAAACTATCTGATAAATATGTTCTTTCCCATCATAAACAAGCCAAACAACATCGCTCTCCCAGATCCTCTTACCGTTCTTGTCAGTCTCCCCCGTGAACTGGCAGAGGGTTTCTGGATCGACTTCAAGCCACCTAATTACAGGAGTACAAAAAACCTCAAATATATCATCAATGCCAATGGATATATCAATTCCAATGAATGTCTTGCCATTGTATTCCGCGTAACATCCCTCAACCCATTTTCCATTATCAATCCGCTTTCCCTTGAAAAGAATTTCTCTCATTCAACTCCACCACCTTTTACAATTTCGATTGCTAAAGCTATCGTCTGTTCTTTTTCAATGTATTTCAGCCTTTGCGTGCTGTCATTAGTTCCCAAACATAGTTTAAATGCTCTCTTCTTTTCTTCTTCTAACCGCTCCACAACCTTATCTACATCAAAAACTGTCGGCTGTTCGTCAATAACTGCACCTATTGCAAAATCCATATCCGAATTTCCAAGAGAGTCAATTATTTTGTCTGCATCAATTAAACGCATTTATTCATCCTCCCACATTCCCAACAACCGCATCCTCTCATACAGTACAGCGACGGTCTTGCGTCTGTATCCGTAAAAGTCCTTCGGATTCATCGGGATATATCTTTCTCTGCTGATTTTCCTGTAACTTTTCCGGTGCAAGATATTCTCAATAACCATATCTGCTATCACCGTGTTCTTCGGGCAAGCTGACAAGGCAGCACTGGAAAGCAGGTATCCATACTCTGCCGGGAAGTCTTTCAGCATCGTATTAAGTTTTTCTATGTCCTCTGCCGGAATACCGTAATCTTTCAGCTTTTTGTTCCTTGTCAACATACCGTTCTCCTTTCTATTCGCCTGGGTGGTGCTTGTCGTACATGATCGCCACGCATACAAGACCGACCACTCCGAATATGGTTCCAAGTATAAATCCTAATAAGAATGTAATCATACAACCACCTCACTGTCCGCTGGCATCTGATAATCAATATGTCCATTTACATAGGCTTCCTGAATCATATCCAGTACTTTCATGGCTTTTGCTTTGGTGGAATATTCTCCGAGCAAGCAGCACCAACTCATATCTCTTCTTGCACTTATTACTCCACCCGAAACTTCGATATCGAATAAAAGTTCAAGTGTAGCTAAAACTTCCTTATTCTGACTTCTGATTAACATTCTGCGTCCTCCTTACCTGAATACATCTTTAATTGTTTCATCTTTTTGATAAACAATTTCATTTCATACCCTGTAAGACCAACACAAGTATTTCCGATTCCTTTGCTATCTCCTATATCTGGATCATAAGACTGCAAGATGTGCCTTCCGGATTTTTTATGTAAAATAGATACAATCTGTGTATACCCATATTTATTATTTTTTCTCTCATACTCACATCCATATTTATCTTCTTCAACTTTTGTAAATCCAATTTCTGCTAATTTCTCATCTACTGTTTTAAATAATTTCATTTTGCGTCCTCCTTATAATCCTCAATTGCAGCTATTTTGTTCTCGTACATAGCGATTGCTTTTTTGAGTCTGCTGATTTCAACGTTATATCTTTCTAAAAATTTATCTTTTACAAACTGATAATTCGGTACTGTCAGCGCAATGTACGGCGTTGAATGACCAGAAATTGTTCCGATATCTTCCTTTTTCACGTATCCGATGTAAATGCCTTCTGGAAACTGTGTTACTGCTTTGTACGTCTTTGGTTTTTCTATTACCTCGCATTCCTCAACTCTGATCTTGAAAATATAGTCTCCTAATGTTTTAGTTTCTGGATTGAATTCTCTGTCAATGTCCAAAATGTAGAAATATAATTTTATTTTGCGTCCTCCTTGTTTACTCTTTTATTCCATATTTCAACAGCTTCCTTCCAATCCCATGTGTCTGTGCAAAATGTTAATCCGCATTCACAGTGAATGGCTATTGGATTTCCCCCACTGTCAGGATCGTAAAAAGACGGTGCCCAGTCTCTTTCTGGAATGTATACATTTTTCTCTGTATCTATCTCTTTTCCGCAAAACGGACAAGGTTTTAATTTCTCCATTTTCATCCTCACTTTCCCCATGTAAGCAACTGACACGCTATTGTGCAGTCCTCCATGATTTCTGTATTATTTATGTATCAATTCACCATTCTAATTTTGATACAACCTCGGTTTGCCGAGGATTCGTTATCACTTTCTGTATCTGTCTAAAATTTTCATTATCTTTTCTACATAATCAGCCATCTCAAGAATATCTTCGTCGTCCATCCATTTCAGCCCATATTTGTTTTCAAACTGATTAAGTTCAAACTCCATATCTCTTATCAAAACAAATTTCTCTGCCAGTTCATTTTCTTTTCTGGCATTTTCATCGTATTCGTAAAACTTTTCGCTTTTTCCATGTTCTCTATATATATCTGTTTCGATCTTGGTTCTTTTTGGAGTGATTCTTGTAATCTTAACCGGAATAATTTTTCTATGTCGGAACGTCGATAACCACCCGCAATTCACCGTTCTGGCAATTCCAACGGTATCTCCTACCTTTAAATCGTCTCTGCTGATTTCTTTTAACTTAATTTTCATTTCTCGTCCTACTTTCATTTAACCAAATGCTACCTGCCCGTTATTCTGCATGTAAATCATCGGTGCAGCTTTACGCTCTCCGACTTTCAGATACGGGCAATTAGCTTTCACAAGTGCTTCTGCCATAACCGGCACAACGCTGTTTCCGATTCTTGCTACTTGTTTTGCAATCGGGTAATTTCTCCATTTATAGTCCCGATCAATGATGTAATCTTTTGGAAATCCCTGCATCACCTTTAATTCTTCCGGCTTTAGCATTCTGAGAAAAATATCTGATATGATGTATTTCTCTCCATGAATATCAACCAGAACGTTTACCAGTCCGAACCTGTCTTTTGTGGTAATGGTTCCGAGTGGTTCGTTAAGTACCTGTCCGCATCCTGTTCCGTAATATTTAACCAGAAAAGCAGATATCACGCCGAAGTGTCCGGGTGATGTGGTTATTGTATGTATTGGTCCGTCGCATCTTTGACCGATACCGGTCTTGTAATACTTTGTAATGAATGCAGTTACAAGTCCGTATCTGTTTGAAGTATCAATGGTTTTTATCGGTTCAGTCAGCAATTGTCCTCTGGAATCACCTTGTCTGGTTTCTCCATGATACTGAATGATAAATGCCAACGCATCTTTGTTCTTTACAATGTACGGTTCTGGATTATCGACGATATATTTTTTGATTCCATTTGCAATGCGCTTCTGTGTTGCTTCTGCCAGTGGTTTCGGACGGTCAAATATACTTTTACCTAAGTCTGACCAATCAATGTAATCTCCGCATTGCTCGTATGGCTTCAGACCGTCTGTCCCAAAACGATTATGTGTAGGCTTTGGCCAACTAATCGGCTTTCCATCCCTGCGAAACACTGCGTACCACCTTTTCCGTGTCGTTGGCGCTCCATAATCTGCCGCCACTAATTCCCGGCTATCAAATTTATAACCAATGGATTTCATAGCTGCTATGAATTTGTTATAGTCTTCACCTGCTCTGCTCTTAATTGGCCTTCCTGACTCATCCAGAGGCCCCCACTGCTGTATCTCCTCTACATTTTCCATAATGATTACATCTGGAAGAATTGCCTTTGCGTGCTTATATACAGCCCACGGAAGAATGCGAAGCCCCTGCTTTCTCGGCTGACCGCCTTTTGCTTTTGAATGGCTCGTACAATCCGGGGAAGCCCACATCAACGCTACGTGCTGGTTTCCGATATATTTCTGCAAGTCTACTTTGAAAATATCTTCTGTCAGATGCAGTGTTCCGGGATGATTCGTCTTGTGCATCAGGATAGCGTCAGGGTCGTGGTTGATTGCTATGTCTACTGTTCTGCCGAGTGCCATCTCAATTCCAACTGATGCTCCACCGCCGCCTGCAAATGCGTCTATAATCAGATTATCAATCATGCCTTTTTATTTCTCCTGAAAAGCTTAATTCAATTCCCAGTTCTTCCTTAATAGCCTGCACATAATCAATCCATTCAGCCAAGCCCTGGTCGATATAGTCCGAAGCTTTGTCCATGCCCGTCATGAACTTCTGGCATCTTTTCTGACCGAATCCAAATTCATCATGCAGAACAGCTATCGCCATGATCACGCAGCATTCCGACACAAGCTGTTTGATCTTTTCAGATGCTTTGTCCAGGTCCTTTCTTGCCAGGGAAGTATGTATTCCTGTTACTCCCCTGAATCTGCATTCCTTTTCGAGGGCTTCAAGACCGCCCTCTCTGGTGATTCGTCTAGCAAGGTCAAGACCATCTTCTCTCCCGCGTTCATACTCTCGCATTTTATTCATTTCTTCACCTTTCCGAACCCGTATCCTGTCGGAGCATAGGCTCTATCAGTACTCGGGTGTGCTGTTTTAAGCAACCCATCATCAATAAGCTGGTTTAAATGTCTCCAAATGGTAGCTCTGCTTGCGTCTACCTTCTCACAAATCTCGCTGACCGATGGTGC